GCGCGTCAACTTTAGCGTATGACAGGTTTAGGATTTCAGGGCGCACGGGGATATTAAGCGGCAATTGCCGAAATTAAGGAATGGGCGGATTACCTGGAAATTAATCAGGATACTGCCGATTTCACCGAAGCTATTGAAACGCTCTTGATGCCTGTCATCAATAATCGTTTGGCGTTTGATATTGATAGCGAATCGTTCAAGTTGAAATTGATTCGCCCCATTGAAATGGAAAATAAAAAGGTTGAGCTTGTTGATGTCCACGAGGTAGTTATTTCAGAATTGAAAGGAGTTCAGAAATACAAGGATAGCGAAAAGATCGACGCCGCCGAGCTTATCCTTGCTAAGTCTTGCGGTATTTCACTTGCGGAAGCGTCTAAGCTTGGCAAGCGCGACATTGCCGTCCTTAATTGTCTTAATCAGGTTTTTTTCGGGTAAGCGACGACGGACCAATATCACTCCCCTCGTCGCATGAATTACTGATAGGATTACTGGCTAAACACTTTGGAGGCGCACTACCTTTTGATCGACTGGAAAAGATGACTAACCGCGAAATAATGCGGTATTATCGAGTCTACGAATATCAGTCAACCGAGGAAGAAATAGTCGCCGAGTACCGATATCCGGATCCGCCTGAAAAGCCAAAGAAGCTACCAAAGCCGGACAGAATGGCCGAGTTAGTTCGGGAAAGAATGATGCAGAATCATGCTAGGTAGTTGCAAGTAGTTGCAAGTAGTTGCAAGTTGTTTCAAGTAGTTGCAAAGTAAGATGATGTAAAAACCCACCTCCGCCCGGCGGTCTAACCACTGTCCGGGCGTTTTTATATACGGTTCCCCTTGACGCACCTCTCTCGCGCCGCCTATATCATATGTATACGCCGTCTTAGTTTATTAGGTAAAACGCTGGACTTGTAATCCGGCAAGCGTGGTTCAAACCCACGAGACGGCTAGACAAATGGAAGATTGGCCGAATGGTAAGGCTGTAGTCTTGAAAACTACTGACGTCGAAAGGCGAGGGGGTTCGATTCCTCCATCTTCCGTAGTGGAATGTTGCGCGAACGGCAAGCGGTCGGTTTGCTAAACCGAAGCCGTCAGTAATGGCGACCTGGTTCAACTCCAGGACATTCCGTAGTGAGTTTGGGAGGTTTATTACTTGGCTAAAAAGTTTTCTCTTGAAACAGTAATTAACCTCGCCGACGGTATTACAAAACCACTTAAAAACGCCGAAAAAGATTTACTCAAGTTTTCCGGCAAAATGAAAAAGAACTTCGGCGGGCTTGGTAAGGATATTCAGTCCGCCGATAAGATGATCAACTCAGTCGCAAAAGGCGCGTTCATCGCTGGCGGTGCGGCGGTAGTCGGCGCGGCAATGATCGGTAAGTCCTTTATCGATGCCGGCGCGGAAGTCGAGGGATATAAGGCGACACTCACGACAATGCTTGGCTCACAGGAAGCGGCCAATAAGCGTTTTGAGGAAATGTCAAAGTTTGCCGCTCAAACCCCATTTGAATTAAACGAAGTTGTCCAACTTGGAAACCAGTTGCAAGCGCTAGGTCAGTATTCCGAAGATAACATGAAGCTTCTCGGAGACCTTGCGGCGGCTAGTGGAAAGCCAATCGAGCAAGTAACAGGAGCTTTTGCTAAACTTGTTTCCGGACAGAAGGGCGAAGCGGTAAACATGTTCCGCGACCTACTTATATCTACCGGAGATTGGTCCGCCGCAACTGGAAAGGGTATCAAAAAATCCGGCGAGCTTATGGCAACTACGGAAGAAATGATTGCCGCATTACCTACGATTCTCGGTAAAAAAGGCTTTACCGGCATGATGGACAATCTGTCTAAAACTAATAAAGGAATCCAGTCTAACTTTAACGATACTATCACTCGATTTAAGCAAGGCGTTGGCGGTATACTCCTTCCGGCGTATAATCGTTTGCTCCAGGTTTTGACGTCTGTAGTGGCTAAGTTTACGGAAATATTTAACGAGCGCGGAAAAAAGTATGTAGACGCTATCGCGGCTGGAATTGAACGGTTTGCTACTTATATCGAAAGTATCGATATTGGTAAAACTATAGATCAGTTTTTTGAGTTTATCCGCACCGTGAAAGCCGTTATTGATTTTTTTACTCCGCTTGCGCCGCTTATTCTTGGGCTTGTGGTTGCAGTTAAATTAGTAACTGCCGCAATGGCCGCTTATAACGCCGTCATGTGGCTTGTGTCGCTTAACCCGGTAACGCTTACCATACTTGCAATAGTCGCCTCAGTTGCCGCCCTAACCATCGGTATTAAGATGCTTTCTGATCATATGGGCGGGCTTAAAAACGTATTCCTCCTCATCGGCCAGACTATCAGCGTTGCATTGCTTTCACCGATTAACGCTGTAATTGATGCCATTCGCGGATTGCTTACAATGATTTCCAAAATCCCAGGCGTCGGAAAGTTTGGCGAAGAAGCGTTGAAAGCTGTAGAATCATTCCAGGCCGGAATGAATAAAATGTTTACCGGATCGGCTCAAGCGTATGACTTTAGTGGCGCTTATGAGTCGGCCCGCGCTCCAGGCTACTCTTCACCCGCAACCCGCACCGCCGAAAGCCGCACGTATTCTGAGTCTCGCACGGTAAACCAAGTCGAACTGACTGCCACTCCCGGCACTTCAATGCGACCGGCTGGCGGTGCTCCCGCTCGTACTCTTAACTATGGGGCGATACAGTGAGTGATATATTAGAGCTTGCCCCTGAACAAATAACCGAATTACCAGGATTTGTTTCCAGACTCCGCCCCGGTCGATTTACCTCCCCGTCTGGGGTGGAGTCTTTCTTTCTGTTCGATGACCTTTCTCGCACGCGCGCCAAGCGTGGAGCCGCGCACGATGTAGTTGACGCTGATACGACGGTGTTGCAAGACCTCGGGTCAAGCCTTCAAGCGTTTACCATGTCGGTATATTTTACCGGCGAAGATTGCGACCAGTTTGCTGACCTATTCTACAATTCTTTATTTGAGCGATACACACCCGACGCGCCCGGAATCCTCAATCACCCGCGATGGGGAGATGTCCCTGTTATTCCTTTCGGCGATCCTGAGCAAAATGAGTCGTTTGTTTCCGGCGCTGGCGTCTCTCGCGTCTCGGTGGTATTCCGCGAGACCGCAAGCCTGTCATCGCCGCAGACTTCCGCGCTTTCTACGTCTACCGTCGCGGCAAATACTAAAAAGGTTAATGCGTCGGCGCTTGAGCGTGCGTCAAAGATGGTTACTAATACTAAGGCCAGTTACGCAAAATTCAAAAACTCAATAACTAAAAAGATAAAAACCGTCACCGATGCGATTGACGAAGTATCCGACTTAGTATCCGATATTGGCGACGAGGTAGAGTCAATCACGCAAGATATTTACGCCGCACTAGACGAAGCCGCAACGCCGGTTATCATAATGGCGCAGTTGTCCGAACTTGTTCAGACTGTCGCAAGTGTTCCGCAGACGGTAACGGGTATAGTCAACGCATACGTATCTATGGCCGATAATATCCTCAACGGCTATGATAACGATATGTCAAACGCGACGACTGACGAGGACCGGCAAAACCTTGCACTTTCCTTGCAGGCTGTCGGGTCAATAGTCGCGGCAAGCACGGCAGTCGCTACACTAAACGTTGACTACGAAACCCGCGATCAAGTCGGCGATAGTATCGATTCACTTTCTGACCTTATTGCTTTATATCAGGCGTCAATTGATAATGCAGTAGCGGTAAACGGCACTAGCGCGGTTAATTCGTTTGCTCCCGATGGTGACGTCGCAAGCGGACTTCATGGCGTAATATTTGACGCGCAGTCGTTACTCATCAACAAGGCGTATGCGCTCAAGTCACGCCGAACGTATCGACTCACTGCACCTAGTGATCCGATGACGCTGACATGGACCTATTACGGCGATCTAGATATGCTTGATTTTTTTTGCAGGACTAACAAGGTCACTGATAATGAGTTTATTGAGTTGCCCGCTGGCCGGAATGTGGTGGTTTATGTCTAGGATGGCGCATGGCTAAAGCGCAGGAAAATAGTTGGTATGTAGTTGTAAATGGTGACACGCTTCGGACAATTGCCCGTCAAGCGTATGGCCGCGACTTATCAGATAACATAACGCAAGCTAACTATGATCTACTCAAAAATCGCGGGATATCTGACGAAGGGTTGCGGTACATATATGCTGGCGACCGTCTATGGATTCCAAAATATCGAAACCGATATAATAACGAACGCATTACAGCCGATTTTGATAATCAAGTTGAAATCCGCATTGACGGAAAGAAAGTAGAAGGCGCAAAAGCAAGCCGTATCGAGCGCGCAATGAATACTATCGCTTACGGTTTTACTTTTGAAGTGCCTTTCGACTACCGCAATAAAGAACAGTCAGACCTGTTTCGTCCGTTTACTTATAAAACCGCGCAGATGTATATAGGCGGCGACCTTTTTATTACCGCCCGATGTAGCAAGTGGGACTTTCCAGGTAACACGGCAATTATCGAAGCGCGGACAATGCCAGGCGAAATGCTCGAATGTATGGGTATGCGGAAAACGCAAGTATTTGCGTCCGGCCTTACGTTGCTTAAAATCTGCCAAGAAGTAGCAAAGCCCTACGGTATTACTTGCTATTCGGCTAATGGAACCGGCGGCATTGTAACCGAACTTGATAAGAACGCATCATCAACCGGAACCCGTGCATATACCTATGACTCTAACGGCAAGGCGGTATTAGCCGAGGCAACTGACCCCCTACCACGGATCGAACAAGACCTAGATCAAACGGACGCCGATTTTCTTTCAGAGCTTGCAAAACAAAAAGGCTTTTTGCTTACGTCGCTACCGGATGGAAACTTGTTACTTTGCCGAGCAAATACCGAGGATAAGCCGGTAGTTGCATTGCGCCAAGGTGAGTATCCGCTGATAAATGGGTCCACGTCTTTTGATGGGTCCAAGCGGTTCTCCAAGTGGATGGCTTTTACCGAAGAAACCGACAAGCCTGGAATTAGTAATAGCCTAACCGATCAGTATATCCCCGTCAATCGCGGGTTTGTATTTGGCGCAAAGGAAACCAAAGAGGCTAACATACTTACCGCAATAAAATGGCGCATGAGTAAATCAATAGCCGAATCCAGCGCCGTGTCCATAGCCGTTGCTGGATGGCGTAATGCGGAAGGTGAATTATGGCGTGAAAATATGAAGTTGACGCTTTATCTCCCGCAAGCGTTTATATTCAAGGAAACAGAATATATAACCGAATCGGTTGAGTTAACCAAAGATGAAAACGGCGGAGATATGGCTAATCTGCAATTGGTAATACCGGAGTCATATACAACGACAATGCCGAAAGCTCCATTTCCGTGGGATGGGTATTACACTGAAAGAAGCGATAGGGTCGGCGCACAATGAGCGTGTTGTCTTTTATATCTATCGGATCTAGCAAAGTTGAAAAAGTTGACCGAGCATCTGGTAACAGCGTCATAGCAAACGCAAGCGGAGATGCCGAGCGCGGGCTTGACGCCGAAGTGTATGGTCATCACGGGTTTATTTCCCGCCCATCGTCTCGCACTCGCGGTGTACGGATTCGTATTGGTTCGTTGTCTATAGTTATTGCCGCGTATACTTATGGAGTTGAACCGCCTAGTAATGCGGGTGCTACTAAGGTTTATTCGACGGACGCTGATGGAGTTGAGCAAGGATCACACTTAATCAATGACGACGGCACGCATGTAATAAATAACGGGACTGACTTTGCCGTAAGATTTTCAGCGCTTGAAACGGCGTTTAATTCGCTTAAATCGTCATTTAATGCGCATACTCATACCGGAGTTTCTACTGGCGGTGGGACAAGCGGAACACCTAGCGCACCTAGCACGGCAGATATATCCGGCGCAAAGGTTGAGGAGATAAAAATACCATGACATTTAAAGCGTTTTTTTATTTTGTTCCATGTTATTTTGATAACGAAACTAACGATTTGTGGGGACGTAATTTTGTATTTGATTTAGCACTTGATATAATGATATCTTTTCATTCAATAATTACATTTGGAGCTAGCTACATTGCTAGCATTATTGGAAATGAAGAATATGAGCCTACCTTTCCAATAAAGTTAAAGGGTAAAGCATGACATTTACCGGAGACGTGCTACTTAAATACGATACCAATACCGGCGAAGTTGATATAGTCTATAAAGACGGACAACCTGAAATGACCGATGGGCTAGAGTCGCTTGTTATACTTGCGGTGTTTGGTAGCGCTAATTGTCAAAACGGAATGACAAATGATAATGCAGAAAAGTATAATTCCACATTTCCGCAGGTGATAGACCGAGCAACCGTAAATGAAACGACTAAAAACAACGGTACAAAGGCAATTGAAAAAGCGCTTGCGTTTTTAGTTACCGAAAAGATAGCGTCTAACGTCGTTGTAAATGGCTATATACTTTCTGCGTATTCTATTGGATGGACAATTGATATTTATGCGCCCACTGGTACAACTCGGTATGCTATCAACTGGGAAAAAGGATCGCTGACTACTGGATATGTTAATATGGGAAACTACAGACAAATATCTATAACTGATCAAGCGTAATGTAGGTAAATATTAACAAATGTCTATACTTTGTATAATTAGGGGAACATAATGGCAATGCCTACTATTCCAACCGTTGCGGAAATAAAAGCGCGAATAATTTCAGATATTGAAAGTCAAATCGGACAGACAACGCCATTTCTTCCAAAGTCTTTTAACCGCGTAATTGCCGGAGCGTTTGCCGGTGCTATTATACTTCTCTATCAAGCCGCACTATGGGTTTATAAACAGATATTCCCCGAAACGGCTGATTATGATGCACTTATTCTTCTTGGACGATTAGTCGGACTTTCGCCCACCCGTGCGGTTGCGGCGGTTATTACTGCTAACGTGTTTGGCATTAACGGTGAATCGGTACTGACGGGCACTACGCTTTTTAAGTCTGATTCAGGCATCATCTACAAAGTAACTACCGGCGGAACGATTGCGGAAGGCTATGCGCTTTGCACGTTGACCAGTCAAACTGCGGGCGACGTATCAAATATTGCCGATGGTGCTACTCTCTCGATTGTTACCGCTGACCCTGTACTTACCGGAAGTGCAACCGTAGTAGATACCACTACAGAAGGAGACGACGAAGAAACCGAAGAGCATTTCCGTGCGCGTGTAGTTGCCCGGTATAAAAAACGGAATACTGGCGGAAGCCCTGCGGATTATGAATTGTGGGGACTTGAAGCGCCGCACTTCATTTGGGTATCTCCGGTTTCCGGTGATGAGCCAGGGGAAGTGTGGGTGTATGGCGAGGTAGACAATCAGACCGACGGGATACCCGACGCAGGGCAACTTGCAACGCTACTGACTTATATTGAAACCGACCCGGATACTGGCCTTGAATCGCGCCGGCCAATAGGTGATGAAGTTACGTGCTTACCCATTACGCGCAAGGTGTTTGATTTTACTATTAACATCCGCGATGCTACCACGTCAATAAAAGCGGATATTGAAACGGCGTTGTCTGACTATCTTCTCTCACTGTCTCCTTATAATGAAGGTGTATCAATCGAGCGTGATGACGCGGTGACTGATACCGGAGCAAATGGTGCGGCTAATGACGTAGCGCGGACGAATAACGCCACAATCCTTCAACTTGTCATGCGGGAAAACTCAACCGGAGGGATAGTCAATTCGTACATTCTTTACGGCGGCGAAAAAGCCAAGCTTGGAACCGTGACGTTTGTTGACGTGGTGTAAATATGGCAATAAATGAAGCAATTACCAGAACACTACAACGCATAGGGCTTGTATCTCCTCTACTCAATGGTCCGACTATACGAAGCCTGTATGCCGGAATAGCTGCAGAGTTTGAGCGTGTAAAAGACTATATTGACATAGTGCGTTGCGCAACCGTTCCGTCTAGCAATCTTTGCACCGAAGCGCTTGATGATTTGGAATCAAAGTTTGGCATTTCATACCTTGGCGATGTAACCGACCAAGAGCGCATAAACCGCATCATTGAGCGTGCATCGCTTTTCGGTGCTGGTGGTCCTAGGTGGGTGCAAGATCGAGTGCAAGAGGCTGGGTTTCCGTTATATGTCATTGAAAACGTTCCGCGTGCGGCGATGGAAGTGCAATACGGAGACGATTTTCAATATGATATTACTACTCAATATGCGTTACGTCCTAAGCGCATAGACCCGACTACCGTTCCAGGCGTGTTGATTACGTCATCGCCTAACAAACGCGGTTCTCGTCGTGTTACCGCTAGCAGTCAATATGGATCGGCGCAATATGGCGACGGGCTTTATTCTACGCCAGACATAACCTACTCATATCCCCAACTGGCAGACAGGCAGTTACCGACTAACCCGCAATTGTGGGGCCGCGTGTTTTTCTTGTCTCCGTTCCCTGATCGATTAGCTACGGAAAGCGAATTGCTTCTAATGGGTGACGAGGAAATTGCATATCTTAAAAAGCTAGTGATACAAATAAAGTTTTTACGTAACTGGTGTGTTGCGCAAGTTGCCACTAGGGTTGTTCGCATTACCGATGATGGTGCGGTGCGCGTTCTTGACGATGGAATCACAATAAGGAGAGCATAATGGCTGAGACTGTTTATAGTAAAATAGCCGATCTTGATACTGCTAGTCAACCTTTAGCAGGAACTGAATTAATTGAAGCCTCACAACTTGGGGCTAGTAAAAAGGTTGCGCTTACTAACCTTTACGGAACCGGGTGGTTTGCTAAACTGATAGCGGCGTTTAGTGCATTTAAGGCTCCCGATTCTGACCACGCTGATAATGCTGATACGCTTGGTGTAGGCGAAGAGGAACCGTCAGATTTTCATGACGCAACGCAACTCACGGGGAATATTCACCTTGATAGGATTCCTGCGGAGCTTACCGGAAAGAACGCGGCTACGGCAACGCTTGCGGCTACGGCAACGAATGCGCTTGCGTGTAGTGGAAATGCGGCAACGGCCACAGATGCGGGTGATGCTAATTATCTTCAAACGGCAGATGGAAGCGACAAAGTACGGCTAACTACTTCAACAATACCGGCATTTGCTAAATATTTAAGAGTGCAAGGAACATCAGTAACGTCTGGCACTGCACCTTCCATTCCGCTGGATGCAGGTGATTTTTCCATTTACCTCGTATAACTAAGGAGCTTCCTATGAAACGAATATCTTCCGTTGTAACTAATTACGATGCCGCATCTACCGGATTTTCAGAAGGCAAACTGCGCGATAATCCCGGAGATGATACTGGGTCCTCTGTTGTCGCGGCTATTGACAATGACGCCTATTATGGTCGGTATGCGGTAATTAAAAAGTATCTTACTGGCGGAATTACTGATACTGACGAATCTGAAACAGCTAGTGATTTCCTTAACGGCCTTGAAGAAATGATTGGTTATCGGCAAGATTCCGTATCTGCGTGGTCGGCGGCTGCCACCTATAGCACGCTCGATGAAAAGGTCATGCGGGCTGGCATGCAGTTTGTGTGCATTAATACGACTAGCAACCTCAACCTTGATCCGCTGACTAATCCGCTTCACTGGATGGCAGTGCCTGATTTTCGTGAGTTGTTCAATATGTATAATCACGGCTCGCTCATTTATGCCGCGCATCAATTGCATGATTACAACAATGCAAAGTATCGGCAGTACTTTTCTCTCGGTTTGCATAAAGTTGGCGGTGCTAGCGGTACGTCGTTTAATGCGTGGGGTGTGCATCTTGACGGTAGCGCGGTAGGTTCCGGGGCGCTATCTACTATCATTGAGACGTGGTACCTCAAGACTCCGTTTGCTCCGGGGTCTGTTGGAGCGCGGACGCTGAAAGACGCGCGCGGGAAGGTTCCAAGAGGTGTGGATGCTACTGGCGGGCAGGCTGATGAGATCGGAGAGGTGTTGGCTGACCAGATGCAAGGGCATCGCCATTCGTCTTCGACGGCGGTATCATCCACTGGCGGATCTGGTTCTTGGATAGCCGGGACTGGAACGGCTGCAGAATCATCCAGAATACTTGACCCAATAGCCGACGGAACAAACGGAACTCCGCGCACCGGTCTTTTTACTCGTGATAAGTCCATAACCGTCGGCGTTCCGTACATGGTTATTATGGTGCCGGTGTAACCGATCGGGTATAATCAGTGCGGGATAGGACGCAATAATCCCGCAAGGGTATAAAGCAAAACTAACCCCCGGAGGGTATCCGGGGGCTTTTTATTTACCTAGTCATCAAAGCAAATGCACCATAACCCCCAATACCAAAGAGTTAATATTTTTCTAGGAATAAAATGAAAACTTCCACCTACAAACGTAATCCATCTAATTTTTTTCACTTCCACAACCTCCCTTTTTCGCTCAAGTCATTCACCGCCGCCCTGTTACTCGGAATAAACTTTCCTCCTTCGTCGGTCATGATTGCAATGCCTTTATCGAGTACGGCGTATCCGGTGATTGCGTTATACCGATGGATAAACGCTCCCTTATTCGTTCCGCCAAGTGCATCGATGATATCAGGATTTCTGGAATAGATATAGGAGCACTCAACGCCTGAAATTACGGCTGATTCAATGTACCATTCTGGTGAATCGAGAGTTACACGAGAGGCGGACGGCATAGCCGGAATGTAATCAACAAGTTCCAGTGTGTCATCATTTTCCTGCCGGTAGCAATCGACGTAATTCACCGGTTCACCATCAACGGCTTCGGTATACAAGTGCTCAACGTATATCACTCCTCCGATAGTGTAGAGATTGATACCGCTCGTAATAGGCTCACCTTCAACCGTTTCAATCGTGATCCGCTGTTTATGCGTTACCCCCATAGCACCAGATGGGATTCCATAAATAGCGCCGCCTTCTTCGACAATATACGCCGGGTAACTCGGAATCGGCTTAATCAAAATATCCTCCTTGATTGGTTCAGCTACTGGTTCAATAATTGGCTCGTCTACCGGCTCGCTTTCAGGTTCCGCGATTGGTTCGCTAGGCGTTTCGGTAGTTGGTGCTTCATCGGTTGCTTGCTTGGCTTGCGTTACTTCCGTAACGGGTTGCGTACATGACAGCATTAGCGATGACGCTAGTACAATTACTCTCCAAATAAAACCACCTCCTCGTCTTTGGTTTCTACCGGCTTTCGGGGATCCGGATTAAACGCCTCATCTGCAATCACTTCCGCAGTCACGTTAACCGCGTCGCCCGGAACAACCTCAAATGCCGCGTCAAGAGCTCCGTCGAGCAAGCTCGATACGTCATCATCGGCGGACAGTTCGTTAATCGCAGCGGTCGAATTGCGGGTTTTGATATACGGGGCAAGAAACGACTTTCCGGCCAGCTTGCGCAACATCTCCGGGCGGTCGGCTCCTTCGTAGGGGTTGTGCAATTCGTCAAAGTAAACCTTTCGCTTTTCAGTACCTGGATTTTCAATGTCTGATCGGTAAAGTTTCTTTTTCCAGTCCGGCTTCCCGTCCTTGCCGGGTATGGTTTTTTCGGTATACTCACCTCCTGCATCTTTCTTTAGCTTTCCGTCTTTTTCGGCAGATTGAAAAAGCGCCACGTCCTGATCGTGCCACTTGTCTCCGGATTTGCTTTTCACCGACCGCCATACATACTCTCGGCCTTCCTCATGCTCAGTCTTTCCCTCAATCTTCGCCGCTTCAAACGCCGCGACATCTTGCAAATACTGGCGGTAGGAAATTGAATGGGCACGGGCTTTTTCTATCAAACGGTCAACCGGGTACACTTCGCCGATGACACGCCCGGTAGCCTTATGCTTGCCGTATACCGCGATTGCGATGACGTTTCCGCGATTGGCTTGGATGGACGTAAAGTCAATAGAAAAGTTTCCGTCTTTTCGGCTGATCTTGTACTGATCCTTTTCGTAGATAGGCTCTATTTCAAGCGATTCAAACGGCGCGCTTGACCCGGTAGTCACTGCAAAGCGATACGCCTCAACGTCTGGAATAAACTCAACTACTTTACCAAACGGGACAATGCACCCCATGTCGGGAAGCGTTGCACCGAGGATAAGTGCATCCTCAAGAGCCGCAAGCCATGACTCCTGCCCCTCCTTGGTTGTCCACGTTTCGTCGTATGCCTTGCCCGTAAGCGACTGAACATACCGCGCGTTTTTCTTTACCATCATGGTAAAAGCCGGTAGGTCCGAACGCACGAACGGGGCCGCAATTTGCGCAAGGTCGGTCGCGTGGGAAGCAATGTATGAAGGCAACTTGCGTGCATCGTCAAGCACTACAATACCGGGAGTCGAAGCGTCAAATGCCACCTCCGCAAGTGCAAGCGTTTTCCCTTTACCGCGCTTACCGCAGTACTCGCACCATACGCCATACTCGCCATTTTGCTGGCCTTGCTTACAGATATATCCGCAACACGTTTTAGACACTGGGCAACTCCTTTCGATAATCGGGATCATTCCAATCCAGCGCCACACTCACCGCCGCCTTGCCAATCTGTAAGTAGAAAATGAGAGTATAGTTAACCTCTGGCATAAACCGAAGAAAATCACACTGTAGTACCATCCAGTTATCACCAGAATACCACCCGGCCTCAAAGACAAGATTCTTAGACCTAGCCCCAAACATTCCAATGCGCTTGTAAAACTTCATCCCTTCGCCTCCCTTTTCATCTTTTCCGCAAGCATAGCATCGGCAACTGCATACGATGACGTGCCAATTCTATCAAGAGCGTTCCATGATTTATCCCCTTCGTGGTTTCTAAGAATAGCTACCATCGCCATCATTGCACACTCATCAAGCCACGTTTTACGCGGTTCTGGCATTTTACCACCGCATGCAAAACAAGTAACTTTTACAGGCTTTGATTCAACTTGTTCATACCAAAAGCCTTTACCACCACACTGCGAACAAACACCTTCCACTTTACTCCTCCCTCAAATTAACCTTCACATACCGACTATCTTCGCCTTGGTTGACAAAGCCTTTCCGCTTCAAATACCTATACGCCTTTTCATCCTTCGCTATTTCCTTCAATCCTGCTATTCTTTCGCCTCCTTTTCGTTCTACCCATTTTGCCACGGTTCGTATCTCCCCGTCAAGTTCTATGCGTAATTCTTTGTTATCTGCAAGGTAAACCGATAGCGCGTCCGATGCGTCATCCTTCTTTTGCTTCCAGGCTTTTTCCTGTTCGGCGGCGTGTACTTGCGCCTTTGCCGCTTCAATAATTGCTTGCCGTTTTTCGGGATCGCCTTCAAAATAGAAGTCTTCCCAAATTTTCGGATAAAGTGCCTGGATGTCGAGCGAGTTCATCGCCATTTCTTTCGGCGGGTCGTCATGCTTGACGTGCCATGCAAAACGGGACGCAAGGTCGATAAGCTGATCGCCGGTCTTTCGGTCGCGGCGGATTTCCCAAACGTGGAATGTTCCAAGTGCATGATCGGTAAGAAGGCATAAGTAATTAGTATCAACATCCATGTTCGCCATCTGGAATTGGCACTGGACATATTCCTTTAATGGTATTCCTTGCCATCCCTTTAGGTCAAAGTCATAACCAGTGACAATAGAGTTTTCAGGACGACGAGCCGCAAAATATCCGTGGTTTTTCGCTTCGATGAGGTGTGGAGTTGATAGGTCGATGGTGTAGCCGTGGGCGTCAACAGACTGCGGACCCCAATTATCAACAAGCGACGGAGTAATCAAATCTTGAGATTCTCGATATCCCCACGGTTCATAAATCCCATCACAATGCACAATAAACTGATCGTTGTACCATTGCGTGTTGTGCTTCCATGGAGTGTGCTGGAAGTGTTGAGGATGAGAGTCACCATCGGTAATTCCGAATATAGTACGATCTCGTAAATACTCTCTAGCCATGGCTGGGTCAATCCCCCTAATAAACAACTCAATCGCCTTTACCTCGTTCCAATGGCCCATTTCCGCCGGTAGTCCTGATATTTGGCGCTCTTTACGTCCGGTCTTTTCCTGCCATAACGTGACGGCCGTGCTATCATATCCCGCTAGCGATTCGTTAGGCTTTTCCGGGTTTGGGATTAGACACGCAACCTCGGAAGCTCCGATACGAGTTGACCTTTTTTCGTGAAAGTCGTTTGATATATACCAGTATGGGGTCATTTGGCAACCTCGGGTATAGGCTTTAGATAAAACCTTATTGGAAACC